ACCTGCAAGTGTCGAAGGTATTGATGAAGAGTCAACCATGAGACATTTGAATGTTGTTAAGAACAAAATTACAGGTTGGCATGGCATGATAAACTGCAACATCAACCCACACACAGCGAGGTATAGTGCATGAAGTTAACATTAGACGTAGAAAATACAGTAACAAAGAGAGATGGCAGAATGCATCTCGACCCATACGAACCTACTAACAAGTTAGTTATGGTGGGATGTCTGACAGATATAGGTAACGAGTATCTGTTTAATATGGATTCAGGTGGCACACAGCACATAGACATACAAGATTTGCTTGACAGAGCAACAATACTTATAGGACATAACATAGCGTATGACCTGATGTGGTTATGGGAGTGTGGCTTCAAGTATGAAGGTCCTGTCTTTGACACCATGCTCACAGAGTATATATTACAGAGAGGTCTGAAAGAACCTTTACATCTCAAAGACTGTGCCGAAAGGTATGACCTAGAGACAAAGAAAGAAGATACGTTGAAGGAATACTTTGCAAAGGGTTATGCTACAGATGAGATACCTAGGGCAGAATTAAGGCAGTATTTATCTGCAGACTTACACGCTACACAGCAATTGTCTGACAGACAGTATAAGAAACTTAACTCTGTTAAGTATGCCCATCTTATGGATACAGTAATACTTACAAACAAAGTGTGTGTTACTCTAGCTAGGACACACAGGAATGGATTCAAGGTAGATGAGACTAAACTAGAGTCTGTAAGAAAAGAGTTTGAGACAGAGAAGCAAGAGATTGAGAAGCGATTATCTTCACAAGTAAGAAATATAATGGGGGATATGCCTATTAATCTTAACAGTCCTGAACAGATGTCATGGGTTATCTATAGTAGAAAGCCTAAAGACAAAGCTATGTGGGCAAATGAGTTTATTCCTCACATGGCTCATGATGACTTCAAGAGAGCAGTCAGAGATAACTCTGATATTGTATATAAAACAAAAGCTATTATATGTAAGTCATGTAATGGCACAGGCAACATAAGAAAGGTAAGAAAGAATGGAACTCCTTATGCTAATACCAATAAAGACCCTGCTTGTAATGGTCTTGGTTATCATTTTCATGATGACAGAACTAAGATAGCAGGACTGAAGTTTAATGCACCAAATGCCAAGTGGGTATCTGCAAATGGGTTTGGTGTATCCAAAGGTAATCTAGATGTATTACAAGGCATGGCAAACAGGGCAGGTATGAAAGAAGCTAGTAGTTTCTTACAAGACCTCAAGAGATTGTCTGCATTAGATACATACTTGTCTTCCTTCGTTGAAGGTATCAAAGCACACGTAAAGTCTGATGGTATGTTACACGTAAGACTATTACAACATAGAACTGCTACAGGCAGATTTAGTGGAGCAGACCCTAATATGCAGAATATGCCAAGAGGTGGCACGTTTCCTGTGAAGAAGGTGTTTGTATCACGTTGGAAAGGTGGTAAGATTCTAGAAGCAGACTTTGCACAGCTAGAGTTTAGAACTGCCGCATATTTATCACAAGATAAGGTGGCTATAAATGAGATTAAAACAGGCTTTGATGTTCATGCGTACACTGCTGACATCATTACGAAATCAGGTCAGCCTACTACTAGGCAGGATGCTAAAGCACATACCTTTGCTCCGTTGTATGGTGCGACAGGGTTCGGTAGGACAAAAGCAGAAGCGAGATACTACCAAGACTTCACCAAGAAGTACAAAGGAGTCGCATCATGGCATTCCAGATTGGCTAAAGAGGCTCTAGAGAAAAGAAGTATTACCACACCATCAGGCAGAGAGTTTAGTTTCCCTGATGTTGAAAGAAGAATGAATGGTTCTGTGTCTCACTTTACACAGATAAAGAACTATCCTGTGCAGAGCTTTGCGACTGCAGATATAGTTCCATTAGTTCTTACACACATAGAAGACAGATTAAAGTTACTTCAGTCTTGTATCGTGAATACAGTGCATGATTCCATTGTGATTGATGTACACCCTGATGAGATTAACAAAGTTATTTTCATCTTAAAATCTATTAATGAAGACATGAATAGTATTATAAATCAACAGTTTAGAATAGACTTCAATGTGCCTTTATTATTAGAAGCAAAAATAGGTGATAATTGGCTTGACACTAAAGATGTTAGCTGATATAACTATGAAACATTTTAACTTTCTGAAAGGAGAATATATATGACAGAAGCAAACTTAGTGACCATAGACACTAACAATTATGAATCTATGGCAAAGGCTATGGGAATAGCAAATGAGTCTAATACAGTGGAAAAGAAATCTCCACAACTACCTAGATTTAAAATCAATCATGCTCCGATTGAAGAGGATGATGAGATTATAGTAAAGGGTGGTACTTATAAATTAGACATCCCTGAAGGTCAGGTCTTGTATGGTAAGACTGCAACCATTAGACCTTTCATGCAGAGATATATGTACAAAAGATTTGTAAAGAATATGTCTGCAAAAAAGGGAGAACCTATGGGTATTTATCATAAGACTGTCATGGCTGACACTCTTAATAAAGACCTGAAGGATAATCAAGGTGGATTCAACTGTGGTAAACCTGCAGGTTGGATACAAGACTTTGATGCTCTGCCTGATAAAACTAAAGACCTTATCAAGCAGATTAAACGTGTGCGTGTAGTGTTTGGTTTAGTAGACTTACACGATGCTGTTGATGCAAAAGGTAATAGCGTTGAGTTTGAGACTACCCCATTTATATGGGAGATAGATAATAGAGAAGCATTCAAAACTGTGGGTGTAAACTTTACAAAACTTGCAAAGCAAAAGTGTTTACCTGTTCAGCATACTATAGCTCTAGCTACTGAACCTAGAAAGCTACCTAATGGTAGTAAGTTCTATTTGCCTACTAGCACGTTGAACTTGTCTGAGAAGATAGACCTGTCTGAGAAAGACCAAGTTATGTTTGGAGACTTCCTAGCTTGGGTGGAGAACTATAATCAGTATATAGTATCCGAGTGGAATGAACAGGCTTCTCAAAACTCCATTGATGAAGATATGTCCACTGCAGTTAGTGATATCATTGACGCAGAGGATAACTTCATAGAAGTGGAAAACGCATAGTGCTAAGTAACAATCCTTTCGCAGTGCATGGTATCAATTACTTGTCACCTAGTAGCATCAATACATACATTAATGATAATGCTTTGTGGGTTGCTAGGTATTTGTTTGGTGTTAAATCATCTAATGGTGCTAGTGCTGTGAGAGGTATTGCTACTGAAGCCACTTTAGCGAACAAGTATGAAAAGAAAACCTTTGACTTTAACTATTTAGATATGCACTTCATGTCTCTGTGTGCTGAATCAGGTGTTGATTTAGGAGATATAAAGACAGCTAAAGAGAAAAAGTTGTTGGAAGGTTTTGGCAAAGTCATTGATGAGAACTTTAACTATGATAATCTTGAAGCATACCAAGAAAAAGTATCAGTTCAGATTGATGACCTGCCTGTGCCTATTATAGGATATATTGACTTTCGCTTTGCTGACAAGATAGTTGACTTGAAGACAACCACAAGGATGCCTACAAGACCGACTGAAGCACAGAAAAGACAGATGGCATTATACTCTATGGCATATCCTAAGAGTAGTGTAGACCTGTTCTTTGCAAGTCCTAAAGAACACAAGGTATTTACACTTAAAAACTTATCTGCATACAAGAAGCAACTAACTAAAGTTGCTTTTGGTATACAAAAGTTTTTGTCTGTCAGTGATGACAAGCATGAGATAGCTTCTCTTACATATCCTAACCTAGACTCTTGGTTGTGGACAGGTATGAAAGATGAAGCGAGTAAAATATGGAGTTTAAAATAATGACTGATTCTAAAAAGATAGAAGACCTGCAAAAGGATATTGAGACTATGGAAAAAGAGTTAGCTGAAGCTAAGAAAACCCTTCGTGATATGAGAACTAAGGGTTTGAGAGAAGCTATGGAAGCTAAGAAGTTAGCAGATGAAGCTGTTAAAGAAGAGATGAAAGCTCTTGGTGTTTCATATTCTCATGACTCATACGAGTTCAATCCTTTTACAGGGTGGAGAAGGTTACTCTAGTGTCTCCACACAAAGTACGCAGAGATGCAATAAAGCATGGGTATAGGAGTGGCTTAGAACATAAGCTCTCCACATACTTAAAAGAAAACAAGTGTAAGTTTTCGTATGAGTCTATTAAAATAGAGTGGGAAGATTTATGTTATCGCACCTATACCCCTGACTTTATATTATATAATGGGATTATAATAGAAACTAAAGGCAGGTTCTTAACATTAGATAGAAGAAAACATCTAGCGATTAAGAAGCAACATCCAAACTTAGACATTAGATTTGTGTTTGAAAATAGCAAAAGAAAACTTAGTAAAGGTGCTAAATCAACATATGCAGAGTGGTGTATTAGATATGGATTTAGATATTATGATAGAATAATACCTGAAGATTGGTTGAAAGAGAAAGGTAAAAACAAACACCCTAAGTTCATACGATTTTCAACAACAAAGATAAGGAGATAAATATGGATAAATATGATGTACAAACGAATGATTTTATGATTGTAGTTAAACCCCACCTTGATAAAAAGAATAAGTGGACAGGAGAGGTAACTCTCAAGATGGTAGTGGACAAAGCTAATAAACTAGACGATGATGATTTCTATTCTATGCTTAGTTTTACTAAACAGATATGTGCCTCTGTTCCTTTGATGGAAGAGAACAAAATATTTAGAGAAGCTACTGAGCAACTCGCTGACAAATATTTATCACAAGAAGAACTAGCACAAGGCATAGAGAGATTGACTCAGCCTAAAGAACGTGGTAATGTTATACACGTCAACTTTAAACCTGAAGGCAAATTACATTGAGGCATTTAGAATATATGAAAAAGAAATTTAAAGAACTAGAAGAAAAATCAAAGGAGCAAAAAGTGAAATATTTATCAGGTGTAA